TGAAAAAAGGTGGCCGATTGAGATAAATCTTTCATTCATCTATAATGTCAACAACTATAAAACAGACTATCCAAAGAGAATATCTAAAATGTGCTCAAGTACCCGCACATTTCATGAGAAAGTACTGCACAATTCAACATCCAATGAGAGGAAAAATAAAATTCGATTTATATGACTTTCAGGAAAAAACCATTGGTGAATTACAAACACATTCATATAACGTCATACTGAAATCTCGCCAACTCGGAATATCGACGTTATCTGCTGGATATTCACTCTGGATAATGCTTTTCCATCAAGATAAAAACATCCTCGTCATAGCAAAAGATAAAGATACAGCGAAAAATCTCGTTACTAAGGTCCGTGTGATGTATCACAATCTCCCATCATGGTTGAAAACAGGTGTTGATGAAGATAACAAACTATCTTTTCGATTTAACAATGGGTCACAGATCAAAGCAGTTGCAGCAACATCTGAAGCCGGTAGATCTGAAGCATTATCCCTGCTCATAATAGATGAAGCAGCATTTATCGAAAACATTGATTCCATCTGGACAGCCGCACAGCAGACACTCGCTACTGGCGGTGATTGTCTCGCATTATCAACACCAAACGGAATCGGTAACTGGTTTCATAAAACCTGGATGGACGCTATAAACGGTGTAAATAATTTTAATTTTACTAAGCTCCATTGGTCAGCACATCCTGAAAGAGATCAAGAATGGAGAGATGAACAGGATAGAGTACTGGGTCCGAAACAAGCTGCACAGGAGTGTGATACTGATTTCCTCACCTCAGGTGGTAGTGTAGTCGATCCGTTGATTTTAGAATGGTACAAACAGAATCATGTATCTGAACCAGTTGAAAAAACTGGAATTGACAGAAATCTCTGGTTATGGGAGTATCCTCTAGCTAATAAAGATTATATAGTAGTCGCTGATGTCGCTAGAGGTGATGGTACTGATTATTCTGCGGCTCATGTATTTGATGTAAAGGATTTAAAACAAGTTGCAGAATATAAAGGTCAGCTCAGTACAACTGATTATGGTAATTTTTTAATTGAATTAGCAACAAAATATAACGATGCACTGTTAGTTGTAGAAAATAATAATGTCGGATGGGCAACTATTCAAACAATTATCGATAGAGGATATAAAAATTTATTCTATCAATCAAAAGATTTAAAATATATAGATGTAGAACATCAACTGATAAGTAATCGATATCGCAGTCAAGATAAAAGTATGGTTGCTGGTTTTACCACGACGATGAAAACTCGTCCACTGATAATTGCAAAGATGGAAGAATATACGAGAGAAAAACTTGTACGGATTAATTCTATTCGCTTGATTGATGAATTGCTTGTATTCGTGTACAACAATAACAAACCAGAAGCGATGAAGGGATATAATGATGATCTCGTAATGGCATATTCGATCGCACTATGGATTCGCGATACAGCCCTGCGGTTAAAAACAGAAAGTAATGATTTACAGAGAGCCGTCATGAATTCAATGTTGAAAAGTAATTCTGGGTATGAAGAAAAGCCAATTTATTTCGGCACTACAGGTCAACCGAAAACAAATCCATATGAAGTCGAGATAGGCGGTCAGAAAGAAAATTTAGAATGGTTATTATAGTAAAATAAGAGGTAAAAAATGGCAAATGAAAATGTATTTCAACGATTAGGACAACTATTTAGAAACAATATCGTCATTAGAAAAACTGATGATGATAGACTTGTTGTAAAGGATGTTGATTTTAGTCAAACAGCACTGTTATCGAATTTTATCGATAGATATAACAGATTAATGTCTTCCGGTTATTCACAACAACGCTACGCTCAGATGCAAAATCAGCGTAACGCATATGAGACACTCCGAACAGAACTGTTTAGAGATTATGAACTCATGGATGCAGATCCAGTGATATCATCTGTATTGGATATATACTCAGATGAATCTACAGTGGATAATGTTGAGGGTGAAATATTGAAGATAAAAACTGATAATGGTCAGGTACATAAAATATTACATAATTTATTTTATGATATCATGAATATAGAGTTTAATTTATGGTCATGGATACGGAATATGACAAAATATGGTGATTTTTTCTTACACTTAGAAATTATAGATAAATACGGAATTGTAAATGTCAAACCACTGTCACCGTACGAGATCAATAGATTGGAAGATCACGACCCAGCAAATCCTAAGTTGGTTCAATTCGAAGTCATGTCAGATATGCCAGGTGTGCGTTCATCAGCTGCTAATAAAAAATTACATGAGAATTATGAAATAGGTCATTTCCGTTTTATATCAGATACTAACTATCTCCCGTATGGTAAATCACAACTTGAAGGTGCGAGACGGATCTGGAAACAACTGACGTTATTAGAAGACGCTATGATGATTCATCGAATCATGCGAGCTCCTGAAAAACGGGTATTTAAAATCGATATCGGTAATATACCACCGAATGAAGTTGATACATTCATGGAACGGATTATGAATAAGATGAAAAAAATTCCAGTTATTGATCAGAAGACTGGTGAATATAATCTTAGATATAATGTCGAATCGGTAACTGAAGATTATTTCTTACCAGTTCGTGGCGGTGATAGCGGAACAGAAATCGATACCTTACCTGCATTATCGAATGAAGGTAATATTGCTGATGTTGAATATCTACAGAATAAATTAATGGCTGCTTTAAAAGTACCGAAAGCTTTTCTCGGATATGAAGAGGGGATAGGTTCAAAGGCTACACTTGCAGCTGAAGATGTAAGATTTGCTCGCTCGATTGAACGGATTCAAAAAATCATGGTGGCGGAATTATCTAAAGTCGCAATTGTTCATCTCTATACGCAAGGTTTTGATGATGCTTCTTTATTAGAATTTGATTTAGAACTCACTAATCCATCGATGATACATGAACAGGAGAAACTCGAACTCTTGACTCAACAAACCGATATAGCGAACTCCATTATGGAGAATAAACTGATGTCACGTGAGTGGGTTTATGATAATATTTATGATTTAGATCAACATCAAAAACAAAAAATCTTTCAAGGTATCATCGATGACCAGAAACAGGCATTCAGAATGGAGCAGATTTCCATGGAAGGAAATGATCCTGCTGAATCTGGTCAAAAAGCTGAAGAAGGCGGAGTCGAAGAAGCTGCCCAGTGGGGTGGTGATAGACGGAGCGGCACCGAAGAGAAAGAATATGGAAATGAGTACGATGCAGAAGATATTAAAGATGCGACAAAATATAAACGAGAACGTTATGGTAAGAGAGAATTTAAAAATGGCAGCCCGTTACATCCAGGTAAAGGTGCGACTATTATGAAAAAAGAAAGTATTTTAAGTCAATTAAAAAAAGATTTCGGTGAAACAATATCAAAACTCAGTATATTGAACGAAAATACAGAGATAAATGAAAATAATTAAAAAACAAATTGTGTCTATTCAATTATATCTATATTTATATATGAAAAAGTATACTCAATTTATTCTGGGAGAATGATTCATGCGAGTGAAAAATAAAATTAAGCATGTCAAGATTAAAAATACTGGTTTGATTTTTGAATTTTTATTAAGACAAGTTACTGCTGATGTGCTGGATAAGAAAGATAATAGTAAGACTATCGCAATATTGAAAAAGCGATTTAATGAAAATACTGAATTGGGTAAAGAACTTGCCCTATACAATACTCTTATAAATACTAAATTTAAATCAGATAAAAAAGCTAATTTTTTAGTTGAAGAGGTATTGAAACAGCGAAGATTGATAAATAATTCACAGCTTAAAAGAGAAAAATATAATCTAATTAAGCAACTGAAAGAACAGTTTAATTTAAACAATTTCATGTCATCGACAGTAGGTAAGTATAAAACGTATGCATCTATTTATAAACTTTTTGAGTACGATACTGGAATGTCAGCTCATGATAAGACCGAATCACACTTTAATTTAATTGAATATATCACAACTGATAAGAAATTGAAGTTAACGGATACTGTCAATTCACAATATGCAAACGATGAGGATTTAAGGATATTATCATATAAGATTTTATTAGAAAAGTTTAATAAAAAATATTTAAACTTAAATCATAAACAGAAATCTCTGCTTAAAGCTTATATTAATAATATATCGAATACTAACTTGTTAAAAGAGTATATTGAAGGTGAGACTAAAAAATTAAAGAAAGTATTGAATAAACGAAGAACTGTAGTGAAGGATAAAGTAGTGAAAATAAAGTTAAATGAAGCGATCAACTCTATAGATAAATTCTGCAATACAGATAATAAGAAAACAGTACAGGATTCCGCAGTAGTACAGTTGATGCGGTATTATGAATTAGATAAACAATTGAAATTACATGGATGAAGGTGTCAAAACTAGACTTAAAGAGCTCATTCGAAAACTTTATGAAAAAGAATTAGATGAAATCACCACTACTGGAAATATCGACGGATACAGTACTCCATTTGCATTTCGCGATACTGGAAAGCAGTATAGGAAGAAGAAGCAGAAACGAATGAAGGAAGCACTGGAACAGAAGGATGTCGGAGTGATAAAAAAATTAATCAGAGACGTTGTCGCGGATATCATTCGAGATATCTGG